TACCCAAATGTGCGGTGACTTTTCGGAATAAAAAAGTGATTATCAATAAAGAACGATTTGATTCATAATTAGACCGAAAAAGAAAAGAGGGCTATTTGCCCTCCTTCCACTTGGCGTAGCAGATTGCTAACGCCTGTTCTGTTGATTCAGCTTCGGTTGAGGTGACCTCCATACATCGCTGGATGTAGTCGGCCTGCTTCTCACCGGTTTTGGGTTCTGGTATTGGCATAGAAAATACATTTAGATTTAGGCACACGATAGAACTCATCCAAGCCATTACGCTCGGTTGTTGCTATTGTCTTGATTTCACGGTACTCCTCCTTGTAGATTTCATACGAGTGGGCAATCAGTATGGCTTCGGTTTCTGCACATACAATAGCATACCAGAAGTCACCGTACTTCTTCTTCCTGCCCAAGAAGCTGACCGAATCAAACTTGAAGGACTCCTCATCGGTGAATGGATAGCCGTGCTTCACCTCCACCTCAAAGCTCATCAGCTTGTCAGCCTTGTTGTCAAGCACCACGATATCCACCTTGTAGTCCTCCTTCTCCTTGTCAAGGATGGTGAAGCGTGAGCCGTATGACTTCAGCCAGCGCACAAGAATCTCCTTGCCCCAATCATCGTTGCGGTCATAGGATGCCTGTACGAACTTTCTGGCGTTATACTTCATACGCTGCGTGGAGTTCCGTGAGGTTGTTAATCCACTTTGCCCACAACTTTGGTGAGCAGGTGCATGGCACTACGTACTTATGGCGGAACACCCGTGCGTGAATCTTGGCTATCTGCTCACGCTGGGCGTAGGTGAGCTTGCGCTGCCCGATGATGGTGCCGATGAACTCGTACTCCTCCTTTGTCAAGCACTCTGGGTTGTGGATTGGGAATAGCTTGTTGAGCTTCTCCTTACGGGCATCGCATCCGCAGTCAACGCCTGTTGCTTCGCTAAACCATTCAACTGCTGCTTTGATGCCGGTTGCTTCAGTGATGTTTTCAATCACATCCCCCAGACCTTTCGGCTTCCTTCCACGCTTGGTAGGTTTCTTCGGTTCGTTCTCGGAGTTCATCTTTTGCTATTTTTAGGGTGTTGCGTAATGAATCACGGCTGATGTTTGTGCCTCTGGCAAGTGCGCTGACCGAGTAGTCCATTGATAGTTTCAGGACTTCTCTGTCGTACCAGCGCAGGGCATCTACTTCGTTGGTGACGTTCTTTAATAGGTTCTCGTAGGCGAGGTCTTCCTCAATGGGGTATCGCTCATCTGTTGCTTGCAGCCATTCATCCAGCTCCATGATGTCACCAAAGGATATCTTCTGGTGCTTTTGCTTGGCGGTTGCCAGCTTGATACATAGGTTAACGCAGGCTCGGTACACGAAGAAGAAGTTGACCTTGCCATCTTGGGCGAAGTGTGTCTTGCCTTCTGCCTGCAGAAGCAGCAGCCGGAGGAACACCTCCTGCACCACGTCTTCCGCCAGCTCATAATCGCCAGCGTAACCCTTGATGAAGTTCACCAGCTTCCTGCGGTTCTCTATGTAGAACGCTTCAATCAAACCACGTTAGTTCTACAAGCAGTATACCAAGTGCAATCTGCACCTTTTGCTCGGTTTCTTCCTCATCAAGGTAGTCGGTCTTTGACCAGTTGCCACCAAAAAGGATTCCGTAGATGGGGTATATGCCAACATTAAAATTCATCAAAGGTTTTTTTCAGGGTTAAATATAGTTCTTTATATTTAACTAACTCCGATACCATGTCGTTAAGCTTTTTGATTTCATCCTCAAGGGATTTGCTATCTACGCTTTCTGCGGTTTCAATTGGGTACTCCTCACGAATCTCACAGGCAACCTTGTAAGCCCATCGGTAGTCCTTGTAGTTGAGTCTTGCTCCGTGTTCTCTGATGGCGTGAATTACCGTTGAATGGTCTTTGCCAATAATCTTACCCAGCTCCATCAGCGTGGCCTTATGGCGGTATGCGTTTACAAATGCGCCACGGGCCAAAGTGTATTCACGCTTGCGAGTGTCTAAATCTTCAAGGCCAAGGCGTGCAAGTGTTGCGTTCTTGGCTCGTGCCATTTGTTGTAATTCAAAAGCTCTCATTTGCATTTGCAGAGTGTTGCTCTGCCCTCTTTTTTGGTTTCTATTATTTTGGTGATTGGTACTTCGTAGTGCTTGTGGTCGGATAGCCTCTTGAATTTAAACCAAGAGAACTGCTGCACCAGTTTGTCCTGTGCATCTTGAATGATTTGGTAGTCCAAGCAGATGTAGTCAACGCCATCCACACGGAAGCACTCGTACTGCTGGAAGGGTGAGAATATCTGCTTCATATATTGTCCTCAATAATGCGCTGCAGGCGTTCAATTTCCAATATCATTTCCTCGTTGTTCACTCGCAGCTGGGCATTGGCAAGCATCACCTCGTTGAGTTTGCGGTTGGCAAACAAGCGATAGTCAATGAACTGCTGCAAGAGCTGGTCTGCGTGATGCACGTTCATCAGGTGGTCAATCATTTCATCTTGCACTTCCCTTCCGCTGGCTTTGTGTGCTGCTTGCTTTGCGAGCCACATAGCCGTGCCGGATAGCATCAGCTGCTTTTCCCTGATGTACAGGTCATGGAGTTCTTCAGAAGGGTACATCGTCTGGGCTTATTAGTGGTGTGGGTTCATCCTTTGTTTGCGTCAACAAATTACGCCCATTTATTTTGAATCCCACGTTACCAATCATTGACTGCAGAACAAGGGGTGTGTCAAGCGGAGTTACCCTGCCGCCCGTTTCCATTTCCTTTACCTTGCGCACATGGATGTGGGTGTATATCCAATCCGTTTCGTGCTGGCTATAGCGGTGAATAATGACCACGGCATCAGCCCTGTTGCCCCACTTGCCTCCTCCTTCAATATCGCTGGTCATTGGTGGCATTGGCATGCCCTCGTATGGGTGGCCTTTGTAGTGCGTTCTGCGCATGGCCTCCGTTACGGGGTGGGTGTTTACAATCGTGGTGACGTTGTTCTTGTGGGCGTACACCCGTATGGCACTTGCTACCTCGTAGTGGTATTCGTGCATTCCTGTTTTGCCAAGCTTCTTTTGGTCGGTGGTTAGACTGTTGTACGGGTCAATCAGCGCACCGGTGTAGTCCCATTCGTTCTTAATGGACTCCATCACATCAATGAGGTCAAAGGCATTGAACAACCTGTTGCCGTCAATGAACTGGAAGTACTCGTTTATCCAGTCCAGCTTGCGGAACATGGTCAGCTCATCAATTCCCTGTATGGGCTTGCACACCATGAACTCAATGAGCTTGCGCTTGAGGCTGGCAACTTCGTTCTCTGCCGAGTAGATGAGCCACTTCTTGCCCTGATTGTAGGACTGCAGCAGCATAAGGTACATCAGTGTGTGGGTCTTGCCTACGTTGGCGTGGCCTGTTACAACGATAAACTCACCGTCCTTGAAGCGTACATACTCATCAAGTTCGTAGACACCCAGCTTGCCGGTGTCAAAGTATTTGCCCTTCAGCGCACGCTGCAGGTATGGTAACGAAGATTCGTTGGGTAATAAGTCGGGATGTTTCATATTCTGATTGGTTGGAACAAATATGCAAAATGTTTTCGGAATAAAAAAAGCCTCCCGAAGGAGGCTCTTACGCAACGTCCGAAGAAACCAATCAGAACGGACTATCGTTGCGTGAAGCGAAATGCTCTTGATGGGTGGCGGCTGATTGGTTGCCGGTCATCCACTCATTGAATGTTGCTGCGTTGGCGAGGATGGTGTTAACATCGTGGCCTGCTGCACATGCGTACTCAACTGCTGCCTTCAAAGCTACTTGGCGGATAATGGAGGCGGAGCGGTCATCGCCTGCCGTTCTTGATGCGGTGGCAAAGCTGCCTCCGTTACCTCCACTAAATCCACCAGTAAATGGTTTGTTGATTTTGATAGTACCCTTTTCGTTCTTGGTGTAGTCCACCTCATCGCCTACGGCATAAGATGGGGTTGGTGATTTGGCGAATGCCGTTCCGAAGTCCCCGTTATCAAAACGGAGTTCCAACTTGAACAGGTCTTGCCATTGCCCTTTGGGCGTGATAGAAATAATTTTAGCCATTGTTTAGATTGGTTTTTAAATGAATAGAACTGCTTGCTGCTCCAAGACCTCAATGCGAGCGTTAAGCTCCTGCACCTTGTCTTGTAGTGCCTTGATTTGCGCCTGCTGCGCTACGATTGTTTGCGAGTAAGTGTCTTGCGAAAGTGATAGTGTCATGATGATTGGTTTTTGTTTGACATGACAAATATGCAAATAAATTATTGATTCACCAAAAGTCCCGTGAAAGTTATTTCGGCAGTATCGGGGTGGATGTCTGGGTCGTGTTCCAGCTTCAGCTTGCGCACATAGGCACGGGAATCATCTTTCACGCCACCCCACTTTCGGAATGCGTCAAGCGCAAACTTAACCGCCATGATGGAATTGTCAATGTCGTAGCGGTAGTTCACCTTGCAGGTGATGTACACATGCTGGATGGGCTGGCAGTCGTACTCTTGCAGTTGTTGCAACACTTCAGCGCAATGCTTGTCCTTTGCTTTTGCACGGACTGTCCAATGCTTGGATGCATAAAATGCATTTAAGCTGGGGACTTTGCCCACCACCACATGGTAGGACTTCAGTTGTCCTGTAGGTGGTACCCACATTGGATGGCGAAGTGGTGGTCAATCTTTGCAATTTCTGCAAGAATTGATTGTTCTTGGTATTTCGCCTGTTGGCGTTCAGCATACGAGCTGCCGCAGTTGGCAAAGAGCGAGGCACATTCAGCCAGCAAGAAGTCAATCTTCCTGCGCTTGGCAGGGTTAGTATAGTACTGCATACTTGACATTGACTCCTTCCGTTGTTGTGCTTGTTGCTCGTTGCTCATCTTGTGCTGATAGGTGGATTTGGCGTTCTAATTCAAACTCAAGATGGGCAATGGCCTTCTTGATGTCTTGGGTGATTGGGTTGTTAGGCTTCTTGCCTGCCCTCATCAGGTACGTGAGTGCAGTCCCCAGATTGTAGTTGTCCGGTTGGAAGTCCTGCACCACATCCTTCGCCTCTATTTGCTTCAGCTTGCCGATGTAGTAGGTTGGTGTCTTGCTCATTATCTGATGGTTTGCTCAAAGGTAAGTCATCCCAGTAAATGAAGATGTGGTCGTTCATGTAAACTTTTTTTTAAAATCTATGCACAGGCACTTGCGTATGTAAAGATTTTTTTGTTTTTTATTCAAGTTAGTTAAGTTAGTTAAGTTATAAGTTGACTTAAGTAAGTAGTTAGTCAACTCTTAACTTGACCAAGTAACTTGAAAGAAAAAGAAACTTAACAAAGAAAAAGAAAGGAATCTGCGATTTGCGGAACTTTTATATGCCAATACATGCAACCATCCCGCTTTGGATGGAAAGTATATTAGAACGCATATAAATGCCCTCTACGGGCTTATGCCGTCAGCTTGTCCACCCAGCGTTTGACAACGTAGGCAAACGTGAGGATGAAGGCCAGCATGCCAACATACGATTCCCACGACTTCTTCTTGGGCTCTTGCTTGGTCAGCAGCTTGGTTTGCGTCACACGGATGGTGTCCGGTTCACACATGGCCTCAACCACGACCTTTCGGTCTATGTACTTGAGCTGCAGGCGCACCTTGTCTTGGTAGATTACCGTGTCCTTCATCACCTCCAACGTGTCTATGAGGTACTTGGTGTCCGTTACAATTACCGTGTCCTTTACAATCACAGATTCGAGGATAGGTTGAGCAGTACGGCATCCGCTAACTGCCGCAAGAAGTACACTCGTCAGGATTGTCAATGTTGCAAGTCGGTTGAGGGGCATCCTCAAGTTGGTTAAGCCATTCATCAAAAGGGGAGGTATTTGGTTTTGCCATTGACTTTTACTGCCTTTAGTTTTTGTTTTCGGTTCTTGCCCTCTACATAGCTCACGTGAACCCACGCAGGTTCAACATCAGTCCCGAACTCCCAAATGATTTGATCGTACTCAAGGTTGCGGGCAATCCACTTAAATAACACATCATTGCCTCCAAAGAACTTGAGGTCGGCCGCTTGAGCCTGTACGTGCTGCGATTTTGATGCGCCACCTACCTTGCGGTTCACTTCGGGGCTGCGGTACGCACTTGTTACCTCAATCGCTCCTAACGCATCTCTCGCAGGTTGTAAGACGTTTTCTGCCAACGCACGAAGGTTTCCCTCCAAGTGCTTCGGTAAAGCGTTAGGAAGGCCTGTATTCGTTTTGGTCAGTTCAGCGAGCGTAAAGTTCTTGGTCATTGGTTTTGATTTTGATAAACCTACTTAACAATCTTAAGTAAAATTGTTGAACCGACTTAACGACCTTGCCCTCCGTAGGGCTTCTTGTAGTTCTTGCTCGCCTTGTTGCTGCTTGCACTCTTTGAATGCTTGCCTCGCTTCTTGCTCTTGCTGATGAACTTACTTACCGCCTGTTGCTTTGCCATCGTTAGGGTCTTTTAAAAACATAAGTGCAAACGCTCCCATAAGGAACGCAGATACCTCCGTGAGGGTAGCCTTCTCGTAGAATACCAGAACAAAGCAAAGGCCTACGATAAGTAGGCCTAATACTGTTGTCTTTGGGTCTTTCCAAATGCGCTCAATAATCACGCCTTGCGCTCGTTTTTATCACGAATCCAATCCCTGCGCCACTTCCACAAAGTGTAGGCAAGAGAGGCAACCAGAACCAAAAGACCAAGTGCCTGATGCACGTAGCCTACGAGTAGTCCTGCGCCTGTCAAAGACCAAGACGTGATAACTGAATCAGCAGATTCCTTTGTCATTGCTCAACAGGAGGTACAGGAGGTTGGCAGTATGCTGCTTCGGGGTTGGCCTTGCAGTATTCTTCTGCGTATGCTTGCTCCCATCCTGCGAAGATGTGAACCCCACAAGGAGCAGGCCATACAACGTACGAGGCAAAAGAGGTAGCAAGAGGCTCACCTGCCCAAAGGATGTCTACTGCGTACTTCGGTGAGGTCTTCAAGCAAACTTGGTTGCCCTCCTCATCCGTACCCCATTCGGTGCAGAGGTAGCCCAACTCAACTACTGCCGTAACCAGCTCGGAGTTCCAAGTGGTTACAACCTCACCTTCAGGATTGGTTGTAGTGGTTTCAATCTTGGCTTTAGCCGTAGCCCATTGCGTGGGCGTGAACTCGTATTTTAGGAATTTCATAGCGTGGTCAATTCTGCCAGTTGGGCGTTTGTTAGACGGGTCTTAAATAGTAGGGCTTGGGCAATTGGGTCGCTTGGTTGCGTTGTAGTTCCTGCAAAGGTGTGGCCTAAAAATAGCTGGTTCATACCGCTAAAGGTTACCGAAGCCGAACTTGTTGACCTTTGTACTCCGTTGACGTACAAAACAAAATCGCCCGACTTATACCCAAAAGCAATTTTGTAACGACCAGAACTCGGAATGGTATAACTAACACGAGTAACCCCTTGAACAAACCCGCCAATAACATTGTTTGAAATGGTTATTACAACACGGTTTGTTAAGTCGTTATCATTGACGTCCATAAAAATTCTACTGGTTTCAGAATTCAATGTAATATCAGCTTCAACAAATAAAACTCCTTCGGTAGAACCTATCAAAGAAGAAATGCCCGTTTTAGTAGTTACATCCGCAACCCTTGTAACGCTCGTTCCCAATGTGGGGATGTACGAGGTGGCGTAGGCTCCTGCTTCAAGTTGACAACCCCAAGCGAAAACTCCGCTTGTACCATTTCCAGTATATACTCCTTGATTGCTTGAATTAAGCATCCACCAGTTAAAAAAAGCAGTAGTGCTTGCCGTTGGCGCACTAATAATGCAACGATACCATCCGTTACCATAGTTAACTACTGAAGCAGTAGCTCCAGAATCAACGCTAATAACTGTACCATTACTTAAATTAAATTTAGCATTATAAGTGCCAGATGTTTGCGCAGATACTTCTACGGCCGTGCGCTCTGCAGCTTTAAAAAATCCAGACCAAGTATAAGTAGTACCACTTGTGACTGAAGCCGATTGATAAGTTCCGTGTGTGCCTCCACCTGAAGTATCTTCAACAACTTTATCGGCATTTGTATATCCATCTGGTGATGCGGTAGCATTAGCCGTAATAGTCGCTCCAGCTTTAGTCCAAGCAGCGTTGTTTTGTTGCTCCGAGTATAGCACTAACGAGCTTCTCTGCGGTTCAAGCAACAGGCGAGGACAAGTACTATTCAAGTAGTCCAAACGGGGTAACCCACTAACAGGGCCAACGCTTACTGCTGCGGTGGTGGTGGCGATGTAGTCTGTTGCGATGTCGCCTGTTTCTGCTTGTGCATTTTGAATATAAATACCGCTTGTTCCATCTCCAGTAAAACTAAAACTGCTTCCGTCAGGACTCATCCACGTTTCAGCACTACTTATATTGCCGTTAAATGTTACTGAACACCTGTACCAACCTCCACCTATGGTTTCTATTTTAGAATCAAGGGGAGTTCCTAACATAGTGTTTCCAACCGTTCCATTTGAAAGATTAAAGAAACGACCTTCTACTAATCCCGAAGAATATAACGCTATGTAATTATATCCCCCAGCTTTTGCGTATACGCTGAAAGTATTTATATTGGAAGTAGTTACTGATTGCGTGCAATTATGACCAGCCGAACTGGTATTTGATTTCAATAACCACGCATTGCTTGAACCATCGTAGCCATTTTGGCCACTTGTTAAAGTCGCATTGGCCGTTGCCCAAGTCGTGCTAAATGTATTGCTTTGGAGCAATAGGTTAGTCCGCACCTTTTCAATAAGGCCATTACTTGCAACACGGGTTGCACTTGAGGCACGGCTGAACGTAAGGTCACCAGACCCATCCAAAGGCTTCACCGAGTAGACCTTCTGGTCTTTATATCCGCTTGGAATCATTACCAAGCTGGCATCGTCAAAATAACTCATCAGTTCAAAATAAATAGTTGGTCAATCAAGCATTCTTCTCCCTCCAATGTTGCTCCGTCATCGGTCATACGCTGGATGTAAGTATCAAAAATATCGTAGTAGGTGTCCTCTCCTAAATCCTGCAATGCCCCTACCAAGCAATCGTAGCCTTCTACAACACCACCATCAGCAGTAACTCGGTCAACAAACTCATCAGCGATTTCGTTAACAGGAGCGAAGCACGGAGGTGCTGACTCGTTCTGGATAGATAAAGTCGTTTCATCCACTTGGCCGAACCAAGAGGAACAATAGACAATACCCCACCCAATCAGATTACTCACTTCTTTTTCGCTTTACTTAAAAATAACTTCAGCTTCTGGATATTCTCCCGCTTTACTCCGTACTTCATAGGTACCATCCGTGAAATGATTGTCCGTCTGTTGGGTACATCTCGCCATTCTGGTTGGCGTAGTACTCTGGGGTTAAACTTCCGTAGAAGGTCAGGTAGCTGACCAAACGTCTTCCGTAGTGTTCTGCCGTATCTCGCTCCTTTTGGATGAGGTACTCCAGCTCACTTTTGTCAATGCCTTCAGAGTTCTCGCTCTGCTTCTTGAATACACCCCCGTTGCTCAACTTGTAGGCCAAGAAAGGCATCAGCTCTACCATCGTGTAGTGAACCAGCACGTCTTGAACGTACTCGGTCATCAAGGTGAGGTAGTTGCCCGTCAGGGTGTTTGCCAGCACATCGTTCTTCAGCTTGTCGTACAGGGCAGTGCCCAGCAGGGCTTGGATGTGGATGTCCTGTGCGGTCTTAATAAACTGCACCATCTGGTCACGGTCTACGTTGCCGGAAATACCCGTGCGCTTTACGATGTCGTCTGGTGATACAAAAAGGGCGTATGCCATAACTAATAAACCTTAACTACCGGATGTTGCGAGATTTTGGAATGCCATGCTCTTGAGCGTATTCGGCAGTATAGCCTCCGTAGTCCGAAGCAATGGGTGCAATGGCTACCTCTTTGGCGTTCTTGGGCAGCTTGAATCCCTGCCGCACGGCCTCGTTTACGTTGATGATGTCGGTACCATTCAGCGTTCCGCCTCCCCAAATCTTGCCGTCCTTCGTTAGCTTCTTGCGGTATACCCTGCGTTCCCAACGATGGTAGCAGTTGGCTCCGCCCTTGTACAACCATACGCTGTATGACTTGCCTTGCGCTTCTGCGCCTCCGTTAGAGCTTAACGCCTCAATGTCCTCCTTGCGGTACACACGGGCTGCGTTCATCAGCGTAGAGCAAAGAACACGGCTTGTGCCTTTGGGGCTGGCCTTAACGCCCTTTGTGTAGAAGTAACGCACCTTGTAACGCTCCGTATCTTGCTCGCTCTTGTCCTGCGCAGCCAGTTCAATACGTGAGTTTAGGTACGCTTCAACATCGTACTCTGCCTCCTCATCATCAACCAGCTCCGCATCAACAAGCTCAAAGTCCTTGAGCAAGTCCTCCTCCGATTCTCCAATCTCTTGGAGCTTGGCTACGATTTCAGCAGCAAGCTCCTCCTTCAGAAAAGGGCGGCTATCCCCTCCTCCTTTCTGCGACTTCATCTGCGTAATTACAGATGATGAGTTACCAGCAAACAATGCTCGTGCAACCTGTGGGTCAAACTGCAGCATCTGCACAAGGAACGTGATGGCTTGGTCTTGCGACAACACACCCTCCGTTACGGCACGCATAATGTCCAGCGAGCTGGCAATCTGCGCACCATTGTACGAGGCCTCCTTCTGGATGAGTTCCTCCTGTGCCTGTGGCGTTACCGCTTCGGCTACGTCTACTCCCGTTTCCTCTTGGACTGTTGCTGCGTCAACCACATCAATATCCGTGAACTCAATTGGCGTAAGCGTTTCAAAGTACAGGTCAAGGTTCACCTTGTTGTAGGCAAGCATCTTGTCAACGCCCTTGAGGATTTCTTCCTGCTTGGGGCGCACCACTACGTTGTCCATCAACTGAAACGCATTCTTGATTTCTTCAGCATTATTGCCCAAGCCGGTGTTATCCTTGATGCCGAAAAGCATGGGCGAGGTAACACGATGCGCAACCATAATCTTCTGCGAAGATTCACGGCTCAAGAACTCATACTGCAGGTGGGCTTCCGATAGCGTTACTGGCTCAATCGTGGCTGCCTTCTGCGAATCATCGTTGAACGCAAGGATGTACTTGCCTGCATTGTTACTGCCACTCCACTTCTGCTTGATGGCAAAGTCAATGTTATCCTGCTCCTCCTGTGGCGGAATGCCGTTGTTGAAGTTAATAATCATTGACGGAGCAAGTCCGTTCTTGATGTTGTTGATATGGTAGTTGGCAATCTCCTCCTCCATCTCGGCATAAGGCAAACCGCCTTGATAGTCAACGGGTGAGTAGTAGTACGAGCCACTACGATATGGGCGGATGTAAAGGATTTCAATCTTCTCGCCTGCTGCTCCGTAGCCGAACGCAGGGATGCGCTCTGCTTGGCTCTTGTTGCGCACCTTGCTCCAGTCGTAGGCGTAGTAGTAGGCTTCAATTTCGCCTTCATCGTTGCACTTCTCCGCACGCAGGGTTTCAACAGGCATGTGGTATACCTCTGCAATCTTGCTCTTGTCAGCCGTGTACACCACCTGAAAGGCAGCATTGCCAAGCATGTAGAAGTCATTGACCACACGCTTGAGCTGCTCTGGGGTGATGAGCCTGCGCAGCTCCATAAAGCCGGCTGGGTTGTCTGCCGCATTACTTGCAGTTACGCCCTTGCCGTAAATCATATCCACCACGCCAGCGATTACTGCGTTGTTTGTGGGGCTGCCGTTGAAGCGGTCAATCAAATACTCAAAGTAGTTGTTGTCATCGCCATACTCCACCCAGCTTAAGCGTGGGCTTTCGCTGATTTTCGGGCTCGTGTACGAAGCCAGATTGATGAGTTTGATGTTACTCGCCATATATAACAAAATCGTTATTCATTGTTTTTTCGGTGGTGTCAAGCACGGGCTGGTATGTGCTGATGGTATCACCACTCGGCAGCATATAAATCTTGTCAATCGCCAGCACCTTTGCATCATCTGCACCCAATTCGGTGAGCGCAGTTGTTACGCAAGATAGTGATTCTATCGTTCCTGCATCTGCAATAACTCGGTCTTCGTATTCGTTTGCGACTCCTGCTGCGTAGCGTTGGTCTTCAAGGCGCATAACGTATGGCACTTCCGCATCAAGGTTTGCGTAGTTGTAGGTGAACGTAAGCTCACGGGTGTCCTCATCAAACGCAGGCGCAACA